ATCGCGTATCTCTACCTTGCTAATTGCCGTTACCGGCCTCTGGCGCAGCACTAGCACATCAACATTGTTGCCATCGTACATATCATTGGTATAGACAGTCGATTGGAAGGTTCGCAGCGTATAGTTTTCAATTAGCTTAGTAGCTTGGTTTATCTTGCGAATAATAAGGTTGTTGTATGTAGTAACTGAAGAAGCGATGCCCATCGACTCTTTGACATCGGCCACCGTTGTTAGCGCATTTGTAATTAGTGTACTCATCTGATTGTTTCCCTGCCCATCATTTTATCTTTAATTGCATAGCCCTTATTGACTAGTTTCCTGGCTTCGAGGTATTTCATAATAACTATCTCGCCAATTTTATAGGACTTATAGTCTTGAATAAATCTTATTCTCATACTCTATGTATAAGTCTAAAGCAGATTATCGTCAATAACTAAAAGAGCGCCCGAAGGCGCTCAGATAGTTAGCAAGTATTAAACTTACGGAGTTCCCATTCCAGTAACTTTAGTTACAGCAGCAGGAAGTAGGAGTTCAGCGTCAACACGCTTTTCAACTCGTACATATGTAAGGTTCTTTTCGAAGGCACTAGAACCAGCAACAGTTGCCTCGTCAGATACTCTTACAGAGATACCTTCGCGGTCAACAATTTGGTAGAAGCTAGCGTCGATGAATAGAAGAGTACCACCAGCGATGTAGTTAGACTCGTACACTGGTCGTCCTTTTAGGAGTTGAGTGTTTGAACCAGCTAAGTCGGTAAGGAGGTATCGGTTTTGGCTGTCTTTAAGACGAGCGACTTCACCCCAAGTACCCATATTTCCAACCCAGACACCTTTGTTTCGGTAGCCTTGTGGAGTATTAGAGTAGGCGCTAATTATCGCGTCAGCTCTTTGAGTGTCATTAGCACCTGCGCCTGCGGCAACAGTTCTAAGAGTGTAAGCACCACCGTCAACGCCGGAAGGCTGTCCTGAACCAGAACCAACCCAGAATGCAGCTTCTTCTTTTTCGTTTAGAGCAACGCTGATTAGACCAGCGATGTAATTAACGATAGAACCACCAACACCTAGTTGCGCGTCAGCTACCAATTCGTTTGATAGAGGCACGATAGCGGCTAGTGAGTAAGGAGTAAGAACATTCTCTGCGAAAGTAGCAGTAGAGGTATTCTTTACAGCCTTTTCAGCACGCCAAGCAGCCTTAGGTCGGCTGATTAGTGATGGAATGTGTACTGTATCACTAGTTATAGTCATTACGCTAGCAAGTTGTCGCATAATGTTCATATCTCGGATATCTTCGATAATCACATTTGCGAACTCGTCAGGTACTAAGTAACCACCATCGGCAGCAGTGCCTTCTGATAGTATTTGTAGCTTCTGTTTGTCGCCGTTGTAAAGTGCTGAGAAGAACTCAACAGTTTTCTGGCTTACTTCGGTAACTTCTTTACCCTGTTGTGCGCGACCTGGCAATACTACCTTGATTTCTGATAGTTCTTCAACGCTATGATTGCGTCCAAGAGTCTTGTCGATTACGAACTGAGTTTCTGTTTGTTTAACTTCTTTTGTTTCTGAAGCACCTTCTAGTGCCTTTGTTAGAGCGTCAATACTACTAGCCATCTTAGCCTGAGCTGAGTCAGCAAGTTTTTGAGCCATCTCTTCGACCTGTTGGTCTTCGCTTTTGTTTTCGCTTTGTACTTCTTCTGTTCGAGCCATTGCTGCCTCTTTTAGAAGGGTATCAAGCTGTTTGGCCTCGTCATCAGATAGCGTTCCTAGCGCTTTCTTCTCGAGGTAATCTGCAATTTGTCCCATTACAATTTGTCCTTTTCTGTTACGGTCATAATTTCCGTAACCTTTTTAATAGTTTTAACCAATTCTGTTTTGTCCACCGCAACAGCCTTGTTGTCAGCTTCCAAAATCTTGTCTGAAGCTCTGGCGATAACCTTGAGCATCGACAACCTTTGCTTTGTAGCTTCTGGATTGACGGGTTGCGCCTTCACCATAGACTTCAATTCTTCTATATCTTTTGACATTTCAGCCATCTTGTCAATAACTGCTTGATTATCTAGCTCGACTCCGACAGCCTTAATAGTCTTGTCCTTGAAGCCGGCTTCTTTTAATCCCTTATATGCTAGCATCATAGCGTCCGAGTTGGCCGGTACATTGACAATGCTGACTTCCAATAGTTCGTTCTTAGTAAAAGTGATACCATCTGGGCTTTCCATTGGCTTAAAGCCAACTGATAGCGTCTTGGTTACGCCCATCTCGACTAGAGCCTTCACTGCGCGCGCAGTTTCAGTTACATCGTGCAATAGCGGGGTAATCATTAGCTTGGCCTGCTTGCCAGTACCTTCTACCCAAGTTTTCTTAGATATGCCGATAGCCGGCTCATTGTGGTCGTGTCCCCATAAGATTACAGGGTTCTTCTTGTAGGCTTTCAAATCCCAGCCGTTGTTATCTACTATCTCGCCGTGCCGGTCAACACTATTAGTGCTGGCCACAGCGATGAACGAGCCGTCGCTGGCTTTAGTTATACTTGCCTCTAAAAACTTTGTTTCTGTTTGCGGTGTGGTGGTTTCATTATTCATAATAGCTACATCTTTACTATTTTATTAAGATTGGTCAATAACTACTTGCCGACTCCAGTCATAGCCAGTAGTCGTAACCCACTTGTAATAACTGCTGGTGCTGTAAATACATAAGACCAGAATAGGTTAGAAGCAGCCGGCGTACCAGTTGAAGTGTGCTGAAGGGCTGTTAGGTCATCGGTGGCAACAGCCAGACTGCCCGACCAGCTTCCTATTACTGCTGTACTAGTTATTGTAATTGCTGGTGTTTGGTCGGCAGCGTTCTTTCTAAATGTTAGCGTTCGTGTATTAGTAGAGCCTGGTGCAACAGACAAATCAGCTCGCAAAGCAATAATCGTGTGCGTAACTGCCAAAGACGATACTAGACTTTCAGTAGCGTTCCAGGCATCATAACTAGATGAATATGTAGTACCAGACACATTGACGCTATCACCACCAAAGACAATACCACGACCTGCTGTATCAGACAGGTACTCACAAGATATAGCAACTCTCAAGGCAGCACTTGGTGCTGTACCAGCACTCGGTACAATTTTCCAATATAGTGTATCGGCACTAGCTGGTGTAGTTCCTGTTACAGCCACCGTATTAGCACTGGTCTTAAACGCATTAGAGCTATCTAGTACCATTGAAATAGCTGTATCAACACCACCTTTAACTAAAGTAACAGTGTATGTACCAACACCAGTCAGCGTACCATCAAGCAATTTACAGTAAGCAGTCTTAATCGTACCGCTATCATTTGGCATAGTAGATGTTGCTTGACTAGCCGATGTGCTAAGACCAGCAGCTTCTTGCACTCCCATATACCTAGTAGCTGTGGTACTAAGGGCTGAGATTGAGCTTGAATACCAAGCCTGATTTGCACTAGTTACATTTAATCGCCATTTGTTACCAGTTGAGCTGGCTGGTGTGCCAGTCGGTACATTTTGAATATACAGGTTAGTTCCAGCAGCTAAGACAACCGCACCTGTCGAGCTAGCTGTTACTGCTGTATCGACTATACTTGCAGATAGATTTCCAGATACAGACATCGCTCTAGCAGTACCAACACCAGGTGCGGTAGTTACATCAAACCTAAAGTTAGAATAATACCCCTCAAATGGCGATACAACAGCCTGATTAGCAGCGTTTGTTGTCCAAGTAGTAGCCGAGCCACCATCCATTGGCATATACCTAGTAGTAGCCGCCATAGCCTGAGTGTTGCCCATCATTACAGGCCACTGATAGCCAATACTTGTAGTTCCATATATTGTGTACAGTCTGGTAGTTTCGGTTGTAAAAGAGGTCATAGCTGCAGGAAAGCTGTTAGCTGCATAGACTTGGCTCAAAGAGTACGAAGTACCTGCTACTGAGTCGTAAGCTATGGAAGAATCGTATGCACTATTATAATCTGTTGCAAGTGCAATCCTGTAGCTTGTTGCTGACAAGGTTGGCGGAGATGCAAAGCTAACTACAGAACCAGTTGTCGCAGTCGAAGTGTACAGTAAAGAGCCATTACTATCATAGACAGCACCTTGTATGGTTTGTGCCGGTGCCCAACTACCAGAATAGCTACCAGTTATAGTTGCTAAATTACCATCAGCCGCAAGTGTAGCACCAGAAGCTAATATCATATTTTCAGATGAAACAGTAGACGCACCAATCGTCGTATAACCAAATGTAGGGTCAATTACTATTGGGTAGGTGGCATTGTCTATAAAGTTCTGGGGTATAGTAATACGCATTTCAGTATCTATATCTATATCACCCCAGACTTGCCAGCCATTAGCGTCTTTTATGATTGGTCGGTAGATGTGAAACGCTTTGCCAGCCTTGTACTCGTTGTTTTGCTTGCTTTCGTGATATACAGCATACGAGCCAACTACTCTAGGGCTTCGGTAGTCAGTCTTTACTAGCTCATCGGGAATTGTCGCTTGCTTGGTAAATACTAGCCCTTTGGTTTCAATCGACATTGTATAGACATTAGTATCTGGCTTAGTTGCTAGGGTAATATCAAACTCAAAGCCATCTTCGTTTTGTTCTGATGCAGTCAATCGCCAGACATCATCTCTTTTGCCATTTACAATCCAGTTCTCGTTATTATGTATAGTTTCTATCTCAGCTATCTTGGCTTCTTCGGCCGGTGTGAATACTCTCGGCACAAGTGGAAGTCCATACAGCTCGGCATAGCGTTCTATAATCTCTGTTGCTAGGTTGTCTGGTACATTGGCAACTGTCTTTAGTCCATAGGCGTTAGTATCGTTACGGGGTACGGCGTTAGGGTCATTAGAGTATGCCAAAGCACCATTGTAGTCGTGGCCGAGATTTATGTAGTAGTAATAATGCCCACTAAAAAATCCAGTAGAGAAAAACTTAACATCTTTATCACCATCTTTGTAATACAGCTTAAAGACATTATCTGTGGTGTGATAGGCTGTAACACCATACTTCGCCAACACTTCTTTAATGGCTGTAATGGTAGAATTGTGTAGCTTTTCTAAATCATCTCGCTTCTCATCATAATGCACATCTATAAGTACCAGCTCGTTGTCCATAGTCATTGGGTCGTTCCAGTTGGTAGGAGATAATCGTACTTCTGGTATATCTAGCTTGCTTCGGTCTAAAAACTCATTGGCATTATAAGGGCCATAGTACATCATCGCCTTTTCGTTTGACTTGTGTATGCGTACAGTTTGACCCCATCTGAAATATCTATCTACTTCGTACTCGGCAGCAATTCGTTGTGGGCTTATCTCGCCCTCGTCTATTAGTGATATGTGGGTATCTGGTGTAGTGGTGCTAACAAGTGGCTCAAAGCTGGCAGACACATCGCCCTGTTCCCAGATAGCCTTATTGCCATCTAGTGTCATCGTGTGTGGAGTTTCATCGTAGATTACACCAACCGATAGATTGACTTCGTTATCCCAGCCTTTAATCTTTACTCTAGGCAGGGCTTCAGCTTGCATTTCATCGCCAACAACTGTTTGAAGATGCTCTACTGGGTCAGCCGAGTATGTTGTATCGTCTATTGGGTTCATACTACCCTCCTATTAAAGATACCAAATCATTGCTTCTAGTGCGGTAGTCGGTGCGGTATTACCACCACCTGATGTAGCGGCAGCAATTGACCAGCCAGCGTTACTAAATGTAATGCCGTTAGCCATTTCTATGTTAGCGGCCGAGCCAGCAGGTATAGCAAATACCAGTAGGGCAGTAGAAGTACCAACAGTAACCGAAGCAGCAGCGATATTATAAACCATCACATAGCTAGTAACAGTGTTGGGGTTGAATATGTAATAACCATAGAACTTGCCAGCACTAGCCTTAATAACCTGTGCTGTGGCGGTAAGTGCGGTATATGTATCGCCAGAGGTAAAGTTAGCAACGCTTAACCCACCGGCGGTATGTGGCTGTACAGTTACTATCATTTTGCGGTCTAGTGTCATACGAGCTGCACCAGCATCGCCCTCATTTACGCTATCGGTAGCAGTTTCATTAGCAAAAAAACCTGCTGGCTGTACTTTGGTTGTACCAACAGTGAAAGCAGCGTCATCTGCTACTACTTGAATATCTTTAACAAAAACACCAGTGGTATCACCTGGCATTCTGTCCCAAGTCGTACCATTATAAACTGTGTTTCTATTAACAACACCTAAAGCATTGCCAGTGCTAGTAGTCGCTACTGCATCGGCATTATCAGCAAATACTCTTATTGTTGTACTGGTATCGTTGGCAAATAAAGTAGTTTTTATAGCTCCTCTAGTGGTTAGTTGCACATCGCCTCTTTGACCGTCAGTTAGGGTTGGCTGGGTAGCATTATATTTACCACCAACCTTTACAGGATTACCACTATCGGTTGCTCCAGAGGCAACATTACCTACAGCATAAGTTCCAGTGGTATCACCCCTTACTCTGTCCCAAGTAGTTCCGTTATATACATACCCATTAGATGCTGTTTCAAGAATACCTTTTGCGTGGGCTGTTTGTGCATCAGCATTCAAGCCTTGTTGCTTTAATCTGTCCCAGTTAGTGCCGTCCCAGCCCATTAAGAAGCTACCTACGGCTGGTACAGATGGATTAGCTGTTGTATCTGCTAGTGCTGCGGCTGCTGGTAATTCAGTGTCGGCAGTAATGTTGCCAGAAGTTACTACTACACTGTGGCCATCTGGTAATTGCTTTGCTGAAGTAGCTGCACCAGTGGGCAATGATACCGTACCAGATATATTATTCACATTGAGCTTGCCTGTGCTATCTCCTGACAATGATTGTATGTTCGTTCCATCATCAACCATAGCAACTGTGCCTGTGGCTGTACCTCTGGCAACACCATCAGCGTATTGCGTACCACCACCGAAGCTAGTTATCTGATTGCCACTTCCATCTACAATCTGAGTTGTAACTGCTGTTGTAGCACCGGCTGCTGGTATCGCTTGGCCGGCAAGAGAAGTTGTGGCATTGACATCGAGCTTACCACCGGTAACAGTAGCACTTCCACCATTAGCACCATTTATAATTCCATTGTAGGTAGTCCCACCACCACCACTTGAGCTTCCACCACCACCACCGCCAGTATAGAAGCTATCGTCAAATAGCAACTGATTGCCAACCTTCATTACGCGTCTGGTAGGAATATAATCAGCTGGCGCTTTGCCTTGTGGCTCGGCTTTCAGGCTAGTTATCTTGTCTGTTAGTATTGTAACTTTCTCAGATATCTCAACGAACGGTGCTGGGTCTAGCTTCTCGGCCTTTGGCACTTTCTTCTCAGATATTACCTTAATACTAGCCACTAGCTCGTCGAGTCCTTCAATCTTTACGCTTTCAGGCAATTTGATGGCCTTAATTGAGTCGCGCAAGTCTTTTACTTCTTTTTGGAACGATTGCAGTACAGATAGCTGGTCGAGTAAGTCATCGAGATTATTAAGAGCTACGCCATTACCCAAGCTAGTCTTTAGCTCGCCAACTGTTGCTTCTAGTATCTCTACGAAGTCATTTCCATTACCAACAACCAGCAAATTGCTTTTGCCGGCGTCGCGCTTTTTAAGTTTAGCTAATTTCTCTGAGCGTTCCATTATTCTTCCCCAATGTTTAGATATTTCTCAAGCGACTTGACATACAGCGCGTCATCGACCTGCTGGGCTTTCATTTCCTTGTATTCTTTGGTGCGCTTGTCAATCTGGCTCTCAAGCTCAAAGATACGCTTGTACAAGTCTTTGTTGTCTGGGCTGTAAGTCTTCTCGGCGTCAGTTAGTACCGGTATTAGCACACATCGGCAGTTAGGGTGCAGTGGTGGCTCGCCGTCTTGGAAAGCGTTGTCGCTAGAGTAGAACGACGCGTCGAGCGCGACTATTTCGCCATCGTAAGGCGCGCACTCTGGGCAAGGGTCGGTCGCAAGCCATTGCTGGGCTTCTACTACGCCAGACTGGGTGTAAGCGTCGAGCTGAGCCTGATTAGAGGCTCTTAGCACTTCGGTTCGTGTTATTAGCTGAGCCTGATTAGCTTTCATAGTTTCAAAGCTGGCTTGTACTTCGCCGCGTATCTGTGGTATTGAAGAACCATTGGCAAGTCCGTTAGTAATAATATCTACCATCTTGGCTCGGTCGGTTTCAATCATCGACTCTGTGAATAGTCTGACATTTTC